CTGAAACCGGCAAGTATCGCCCTTTGAGCAACATGCTCATTAACTCCGCTTAATACGGAGGAGCCCACCTCAGCTTGATGTTGACGGCTAGAGGACGTCCAGAACGTTCCAAGTGTTTCCTGTCAGCAGATGGCTGTCTGCCGCGCTTAAGAAAATACTTGAGCAAGGCACCACTATCCGAAAGAGAATTCTTAGGGATAGTGGATTCACTCACATAACCCCTAACCAAAGGGCGATGCAAGTACACGCACTGCCTTTCAGGTTTATAACCCAAAAAGGAGGTACGGCCCAGCACCGGGCTAGACTCATCGACTACAGGGAAGTGCGAAAGCACTTTCCTGATCAATTTGTCTAGGTATGCCACTGTTTCCCAGTTTCCAGCCTTATAAAGCTGGTTACGAAAGGAAACAAGTGAGATACATCCCGGTCCGTCCTGGCGTGATGCAGGGAACATACGACGGAACTTGACAACTGAAACGTCATTTCCGTCATAATACTCCTTGCCGCAAGACTCTCTGAATCTACCGATCCAGAAAGACTTGGCGACTCCCACTCGAGCACCGAAATGCTCAAGAGAGTGAATCACGCTATGCACGGAGTCTACGGGGACAATCAAGTCATCTCCGTAGACACGCACTCGGCCCGAGAACTTGAGAAAATCAGTTCTACGGGTAAAGCGCGTGTTGAGCTCCTGCTCAATCCCAAGGAAGATCAATGTCAAAAAGACCATTGCCTCTATTGGGAAGCAGAGAGCAGAGCCCATAGACGCGTACTTGGCGAGGCGTATAACGCCAAAGCCAGGTACGTCGGCTCGTCTAGAACGTGTTGCATCAACCGCCCGAAGCAAATGTGGGTGGTCTAACAACATACGTCTCACGAGCTGATTAGACACCCGATCAGAAGCCTCACTCAAATCGAGTGTGGCGAGTGATCCGTCTTTCGAGGAAGAACGAGCCAGGTCCTGGTTAGGGACCTGGTCTGTAAATCCAAGAAAATTCTTGAGAATGAAATCATTCTCAAGTCCGAGGATTAGAGGCTCTAGAATCGCCTGCTGCATGAATTGCATGCAGGTCGGCTCTATAGCAATAATCCTGGGTGTCTTTTGCGTCTTAGGAACCGATATAACCCTAACAGGTTGCTCGGCACCAGGCTATAGGAAAGTAACATCGTTCGGATCCGCATAACGTGGATTCGGAAGCAGATTGTTCTCAAAACTGAAAACATCCTGCAAACGATGGGTCCAGACGCGGTTGTAAAACTTTTGGTTTCCCATTAGTTTCTCAGCCGTAGAGCCTGGACCATGTTTCGGAACCATAGTTTCATCGTAAACCATACGGTCAAGCGATGAAAACAATGGAGCGAACAAGAGACGACTGATACGGTGGAATGAGGTGTAATCCTCATCCGTAAGTACCTTATCGTTTCTTTTTACTTCCCTATCACAATCCACATACGCAGACATGGCATCTCTTTCCCGTGTATATGTGCACGGAATCAAGACCTTGCTATAAAGCAACGTAAGTTGCCGTATAGCCTGGATTGCTTCCACATCTGGATTGTGAACCAACACGCCACTATCGCGGTCAAACACAAGATCGAGGAAACCTCCGAGAAATCGGGGGAGACCTGCTCTCCATGAAAAACCATGGAAAGAGTTGCGATCCACAATCCCAAGGTCAAGACTTTTTTGGAAGTCTTTTCCAAAGGATGGTAGGGATATAGTCAAAAACGATATCCCCTCATGTTTGACACGACCCTGGACACATTTAATGTCCATGGTAGCGCTAGTGCAACATCTACTGGCATATTCTTTAGCCAGTATACTCCAGAGCACAGTTAGGCTTTTCAAAGCTGCTCCTTAAATAGAGTTAACTTTCCTAAGCCGCTGTGTTTTCGACCCGGATAGAATCTATTCTAAAGAAATAGATCTATACAGATCATCAAGACTCCTACAGCGACAATTGTCAACGTAAGAATTACGATGAACTGTAGCCATAGGAGAGCCTCATAATACTTCAGAATATGAAGTATTAGAGTCCTCACCTGCCATTCCTCAAAGGAGTCACGCTCCTCGTCGTACATTACGACTCGGAAGCAATGACCTTTTTGAGGTTCGCTTCAGTGAGAAAGGCGGTAAGCCCTTCACACAGTTTGCGGAGTTCGGTATTAGTGAACCCCGCAAGAGGGCGATCGACAACCAAATATGCAGAAGTAGAAACTTCTACATTTTGGGTAGTGTCGAATGGGTCAGTGGTGATCTTAGACAGATCCAGCCTTATGGTGTGTCTCTTGCGTTTTCCATTGGAAGTCGCAATTTTCACAACAGACAGGCCGTCAGCCGACATGTACTCCGATTGGAATGCTCCCGTAGAAACACGAGGGCATTCTGTTTCGGTGGACGCGTCGAATTTGACTTTTAGAGGATCTGAAAACGCCATTGGCGTGCTCCAATCTCCGCTCAAGTGAACGGATTTGATGGTTGCAATGAATTTGCTACCGCAAACGAGTGATACCGAGAGCGGCAGTTATGGCAAGCTGGGTTGGACTAAGTCCTTCCCATTGCAAGCCAAACCCGAAGGGGTTTGCTTCTCGCCGCCGCTTAACCGAGTAGGTTACTGTGGCAGCGGGAATCGGTACCGTCTTACCCTGATAAAATTGGTAAGGCGGCATCGAATATGTGTCCACGATGGAATCTTCTTCCATTATGTATCCATATCGCATAACTAGGCCGGCTAGTGCAAGAGCAGAGGCGTTGTGAATAACATCGCCAGTGTTCGAGAACCAGTCAATGGCCCAACTCCAAGGAGTTAGCTCCCAGACTACGTCTGGGGTAAGTGTAATGCCGAACAACTTTTCGGCATCGGAGCCATAACCAAGTGCAGTAGTGGCAGAAGAACTGCCCTTATTTGCACTATAGGTGAAAGCTCCTGAAAACCACCTACGCCTACGATGTATACGTGTGCGGCTAACTTCTTCGACACCAGCATACGAAAACTCCGGTGAGGATACACCCATCTTTGGGGTGGTATTCCCAACGAAGTCAGTATCGGTGTCCAGTACGTCCGGAAAATTGAACTCTCGATGAACATTAGTTCCTGAAAGAGAATGATGATTTTTAAGAATCTCATTCCCATCAAGTACTGACTGAGCGGTATTCTTCATATCGCGAGTCAGTGGCATCCAGCCAAAGACAGCATTAAGATACTCGCTGCCAGCGGCCTTTGCAACTTTTGTTCTTCGCTTCCAGGCTTGAATTACTGGAATAGGAAGATACCTATCCTTTATAATCTCGCCTAGAGCAACGCCAAGTTGAGCGTTGGGGTTCGTGGGAGCACATTGAGCAACGGCAATAGCACCATACGGATCCAAAAAACTGGAATCCGAAGATGGTTCGCTAAAACCGAGTTGTTTCAACGTGTTAGGGACCAAAGGCATACAAACAGGACCATTATAAAATATGGAACTGCCTGGAGGCCGAAGGTCAACATGGATGGATGGAATATCCACCTCTATTCGGAACGTGAAAAACGGTCCGCCTTCATAATAATGTCCATCTCTGGACTTCTTATGACCCTCCGATTCAGTTAACTGAATACCCTCCCATTTCCAATCACGGTAAGGTTCTTCAGGGTTAACGAATTCACCATTTTTGGTGAACCGTGCCCCGGGGAGCCTTATCAGTTTGTCGAGCTTACGACGTCTAACAGACATCGGAACGCAAGATAAACCCTGCCGATGTGGCAGAAATGAGCAAAAATGTGAGGAGTGACATACTGTGAGTCCCTTCTTGTCGACACTCGTCCTTTTCAGACGAGGGTGGAGTCAAATGCACTGCGCTGGTGACCCTTACCATCAGCCTAGAAAATAGGTTGTCCTGTTCTTTAGACAGGACGAGATGGTGG